CCTAATTTAGGGCGCACTGAGCGCCACATGCTGCGAGGCACTATCTGACCATTAATCATCGCCACAGCACCAATGCCAGCCTCACGCAATTGTGGTGGGCAAATCTGCTCAATTATCTCGTAAATGGTCGAGCCTACGTCAGCGTGAGCTTTGACCCTCTTATTGCTGAACGGCAATGGTGAAGCATATACATCAATTTTTGTCATACCGAGCAAACCCCATTACATTAGTGCGCCACTTCATTGAATCAAATCTCTCGTGGGCTGTGCCTACCCCTTTGGCACAATGTACCATATAACCAGGCTTAGTAACAACACCAACGTGCATCGGCACACCACGCATACGCAGAATAATTACATCATGGGTCTTTGAGGTGGCAGGATGCGACCATTTCTCCAAGCGCTCACTACTGATTTTTTCTGCCAAAATATCACGGTCATTAGTGGTTTCGTAGCACTCTAAGTAAGAAGGAAGCTCAATTCCGAGCTCCTGCTCATAAATCATCTTTACCAAACCCCAGCAATCAGCACCATCCATGCTCCGACCTTTTTCAGCAAATGGCACTCCTATGTATTTATTCCACCAACTCATGTTAAAATATCCCTGGATAATTGCTCGGTGTAAATCTTTGGAAAGGAAAAGGCTCTAAATCAAAATTCTCCACAGTAATCTCACCACTCACAGTCAAAGCATCATACTTAATTTTTTCAAGAACAAAATCTACGGCCACCATCTCTGGAACATCAACATCCGAAGACAAAACTATCTCAAAACCAACTTTTACCGCTGAGTCAGCTAAACGAACCGCAGCTAAGGTTTGACGGTCGACATTATCAATCACAATTGACGCTCTCGCAATTCCTGTATCATCTTGACCTGGCAGAGTGAGCATAAATGGCAGGAAAACATACTCCAGACCACGAGAGATTACTCCTCGCACACCTGCGGTAGGCAAAACCTCCATAGGGTCACTGGTGAGGCGGATATCGTCAGTAAATGATGGGTGGCTCAAAGTTAAGAGCGCAATAAACACTTCCTCGGTGCTTTCCGAGAAAACCGCTGCCTTAAATTCGGTGCTTACGTTTCTCATGGCAATATTTCCAAACTAATTGAAGTGTCCCAAATTACCCCCTCCCTTTCGCGGCAAGATGGTGGAGCTGTAAACCTAGCAGTGACTGTTGCCAATGTGCGCGGATGCTCAATAGTAAAAGAATCTACTCCACTAAATGTGGTAGTTTCATAAAATGTAAACAAGGTTGCCACCTGAGCGCGGGTCAATAACAGAGTAAATGCCATTGGCTTCGGAGCAACCGTAGAGCGCCTACGCTTTTTCGCAGGCCCTATATCCATACTGGTCGAGATAGAATTGTCTGCGGGTGACTCAGTGAATGAGCCAAGCGCTGGTGGGGGTAAAGATGGTGGGAATGCTGCCATTAGCGCCTCACTGTTGTTCTGGAGTTAAAATTGCTCAGCGCCTGATTGGTTTTTGAGCCTTGCGTTGATATATGGTCAGCCACAGCTTTGTCAATCATAACTGATAATTCAATACCATTTGAATTTTTGCTAGAAGAAGTCTTTACGTTCGCACCAGATGTGTTGGTAATATTTACAACCACACCCGCGCCACCGCCAAAAGAACCGTTGCGCATTTTCTGAGCATCGTAAGCAGGAATAATCATCTCGCCTTTGTGAATATTTGCGGTCATATCACGCGGTACGTTATTTGTTCCAACGTCGAATGAGAATAAATCACCCAAGAAATCACCTGCGCCACTAAGAATATCACTACCCCCGCTGCCAGAGAAAAAACCGCCTATAGCTTCGCCTAGGGGGCGCGTAATAGATGACCTGATAGCTATCTTTAGAATATCCTCTAATAGCCCTTGCAGCACATCGCTGAGCTTCTCACCGCTCAAAATAGCGTCTTCAAATGAGGATTCAAAAGCGTTGGCATATTCTTCAACTGCTTTTGCTCTTTTCTTCTCAAGTTCCTCAGCATCTTTCTTAATTTTTTCTAGCCCTTCAAGAGCATTACCCTCTTTCTCAATGGCATCTAACCTTGCTTCGAGAGTTTCCACCTCACTATCCGAAAGCTCACGACCTTGCTCCCTGAGCTTATTAGTGATTTTTAATTGCTCCTGCTCGCGCTGGATAGCGGAATCTTTTTCGTCAAAAAGTTTTACCTGAATGCGCAGCAATTCCGCTTCTTCTTCCAATCCTTTTATTGTCTCCGCAAACTTATCTTTCTCAGCAGTTCCCCCACCCGCAGCAGCACCACCTCCGCCACCACTAATTGAATCTCGGTAATCTTTAGTTGCATAACGGCTTCTTGCCGCCAAAATCGCTTTGAACTCTGCCCGAGCTAACTCTAACTCTTGTTCTAGTTCTTTGGTAGACAATTGGGGCAGAGAAGTACCTTCCCTAAATGAATTTGCAGCCTTAAGATTATTGATTTTCTCCAGCAAATCATCAATCTTATCTCCTGACTGATCCAACGCCCCATCAAAAGCCCCAAACTCTCCTGTGAAAATTCCCATCGCCTCACCAGCTGCAACAACAGATTCTTTAAGGAAACCAAAAGCAGTCGACAGTAATCCAGTTCGCTGCTCTAATTCATACAATCCATAAGCCAATAATCCTAACCCTGTAGGGCTTATAAGCGCAAGACGGATGGCGCTTCCAAGTTTGCCAAAAGTTGCCACTGATGCCAAGCTAGTAGCGTTCATAGCTGTCTGAGCTGTGGCGAGGCGCTGTATAGATGCGGCATGAACAACTTCCAACCCAGCAAGAGTTTTGGTGACTTTAGTCAACCTTGCGCGACTTCCAGTCTGAACTCCCTCAGCTATAATATTAGCCTTAATGGCTTGGTTCTTTATAATCAGGGCTTTAGTGTTTTCCAACTCTGAGGCAACCAGCGCCAAATTTGATGTCGCCAAAGCAAGGGCCGCTCTATCAGCTGCCAACATCGGGACTTGACCAATCATGATTGAGTTTACAAATGCCGCATGAGCAACCAACGCTGCCTTAAATTGCATTACCATCGGAGCAATTGCCCTGACTGCGAGCGCACCGCCCACACCTATAGCAATATCCGCCAATTCTTCAAAGTTAGCGGCTACGGTCTGAATTGAAGCCGCAAGAGCTCCTGTTCCAGTACCAGCCAACTCAGAAAGCCCAACATACCTCAACATCGCATTGTCCAAAGTAGTTAAAGCACGAGCAACCGTAGTCGGGATATTCTCAAACTCTTTACCAATCTTTTTACCTTGCTCTGAAAGTGGGTCAAGAATATCAAATATTAAATCACGAGTTAGCTTTCCTGCTTTAGCTAAATCTTTTAAGCCACCTACAGAAACACCCATACCAGCCGCGATTGCTTGAGCAACACGAGGAGATTGCTCGATAATAGAGTTAATCTCTTGCCCAGCAGATTTGAAATCGGATGACACCGCCTGTGTAAATTGCAACACAGCGCCCTGCGCGGAAGCAGCAGACTCTCCTGTAATTGCCAGCGCTTTTGAGAAGGTTTCGGTAATTCCAGAAATATTTACCGTCTCTCTTTGCAACGGTGTCAATGCCTGAGCCAATCTTTGATAAAGATTTGTGACTGATTCAAGCGGAGTTCTTGTCAGTTGCGCAATGCGGAATAAATCATCCTGCGTGGCTACCAATTCTTCAGAAGTTTTGGTGACGATACTTAAACGACCTTCTAAATTCTTCCATGTGTCAGAATAGCGAATTATCGCTCTCGTACTCAACGCACCTGCGGCAATTGCACCAACTGCGCTGAGGTTTGCTTTCAAACCCTCAATAGCGAAACTTGACCTGTTTACACCGCTGGAGAACTTATTAAAATAACGACCCGACTCTCCGAGAGTAGAACGAGATTTGGCTGAGAATTGACTCATTGCGCTGCCAGCGCGTTTAAAACCATCTTCTAGTGGTTTTGTCTCAGCAGAAACTATTACGTTTAAATTAGGATTCTTATTAGCCATTCTTGACCCCTTCTTGCTCCAGACGCGAGTTATATGCCTTTAACCTCGCTATGATAGCATTTTGATCAATCTGTATCGAGGCTTTTTTCTCAATACCAAGCACATCAGTTAATTTAGGAAGTCTCTTGCATCTAGCCCATGCAACATTGTGCCACATTAGCCAACAATTCTCTTTGTGCTCGCGCTCCAGCCTTATCCTGTAACCCTGCATATATTGGCTAAAAAGATAGGGAGTTAAAGACCAAAACTCCGCTGGCGACATACCCATAGACATCGCATATTTAAACGACTCAATTACTGGGTCTTTTTTTTTGTGTCTTCGTCAAGTTCATCTGGTGTCTTTTCTGCAACAGTTGCTTCTTCATTACCGAAATATGCGTAGCTTAATGCTAAATCTAAAGATGCCGCCACAGAATAAATAGGAGGAGACAATTTTATAATCTGCTCCGCGAGCATATCTGGGTGGTACTTTTTCAGAGCAATCTCAATCACTTTCGCAAGTTTAATAGGGTCGTGCATCGACTCTTTTATGTTTGCGAGATATTCACGACCAAACTCTGTGGTTATCTGTGATATAGCAGTCCAGTCAAGGACAAGAGTATATTTCTGCCCGCCCAAAACTATCTCAGCTTCACCCAAATATGCGTTTGTCATTATACAGCAGTTCCAGTTACAGCACCTGTGATGCGGATTGCATAGCTTCCGTCAACTTTAGAATCTACAGAACCAGACAAAGGAGCTGATTGCACATAACCTTGAAAAATGGCAGTTGTAGAGTCAGCTAGAGTCAATCTAAAGTTTGTAATAGCACCAGAAAACTTTGCAGCTCTCATTAAATCCTGACCAGCATCTCCAGTAAGATAATTAATGTCGCATGAAAAAGAACCAAAATCTTGAAGACCAAGAATAAATTCTTTTGCGGCTGATTGCAAATGGGTCACATCAATCTCTGATGCCTGACCGTCGAAGGCTTGGAAAGACGTTATTTCCTTAACTTCCGTGTACACAATCGGAGAAGCTGAGTCCCCGATATCGAATTTAAAACCTTGTGATGTAATAGCTGCTGACATTTTTAATTCTCCTGTTCATATGTTACTAGAAACGACATAGAGTTTCGATACAAGAACGGCTCTACGGTTTGTTCAAGTAAATCTACATCATTTTCAAGTGACATGCCACATATTTTTACAGAATCTTGCGGTGAATTAGAACCGTATGGCACTAAACCACTAAAACCGTCTAAAATTACCTCAATCTCAGCAGCTAAATTTTTTGCCTCATAATAATCAGCACCATAAGCATCTATTTGAATATAAGCCTGAACAACCCCAGAGGGACCATTAAATGACCTCCACCGATCAGCGCTCACTCTGTTAAAAACTATGAATGGCACAACTGTGTTTTGCTGAGCACACAATGCAAGAACTCTCCCCCCCGCAAGGGCTTTAAGTTTTTCGTGTATAGCTGGTTCTAATAAATTCATCTCTTAACCCATTCATTTGTTATTCCAGACAGCAATCTATCCTTCAAATCCATATATCCAGCCTCTCTAATTCTCGAAATAGTAGGCACAAACCAAGGGCGAGGGGGTTGACGAGATGTTCCCATCTCATAGAAATAACCCCAGAACGATTCTCCTGTCCAGACACGCGCACCCTTGCGAGTTTTACTTTTTGATTTGCGTAAACGCTCCACCTCAATATTTGTCTTCAGTGCACCATAAAAACGACTGTCAGGAGAACGCTTGCCAGTATCAAAAGGAGCTGCCGCTATCAAAGCGGGAAGGTAAATTGCTTTTGCTGTCTGAGTAGTCGCTTTCTGCGTAACTCTATTCGAAACATTTTTTGGCAGAGCTTTAAACAGCTTTTCAAGCTCTCTCATGCCCTCAATCTCATAAGTGAACCTCATATAGCCCCCACTACCTGACAAGTCATCCACAGCTCGCCATCTCGCCTGTTAGAGCGGTCTATTGCAATGATGTTGTAATCCTGCCCTTCCCAGTTAATTTTCCACTTAACATTCACAGAATTATTATATCGGATTTTTACCCTAATTGTCTGCTTGGCATTAGTTCTGGCAGCCTCGAAGGCTTCCGTGCCGCGCTGCGACATCACATGCGCCCAAACTTTCCCAACAAGCGAATATGTGAGCTTTAAAGAACCTCGGTCATTAGTTTCCACCAATGAATATAATTTGATAAGTTGGTCTAAATTTCCACTCTGCATTTTATTTGCCCCTAAGCCAACACATGACGTTCTGAAGCTATTCTAGCACATCCACATCACTCTGTCACCTCAAATGCTTTGATAGCGCAAGAGCTTCCTCAAGAGGCATCTTTTCAAAACAATTCAGCGCGCTGTCTCGGGTCGCATTTATTATCTGAACGCCCTTCCCCTTATATATTGGAGCATATTCTGCAAAATTCTCGACCCACTGCTTATAATCACTACTCTGATTTAATCTCTGCGGGTGGTGACCGAACCAATGGCTTTTACCATCCTCTGCGAGCTTCATATCATATCCAAGTAGGATTACCCTAGTCGCGCCTCTCTGCATAGCAAGGGAGAGCGCCTGAAAGCCACTATTGCCCCCTGTAACATCAAACTCAACGTGATTTATATCGTATTTTTTACAAGCATCCAAAGACCAGCTGTATTTAGCGCCTTCAAAAGATGGAGCGCCTTTGTGCTCTCTCCACCATGGCTCATCACATGCGTATAGAATATCTGCCCAAGGTGCGAGCTTGTAACAATCATTTATGGCTATAATATCACCTTTCCCGCGGCAAAGATTAACATCTCTCTGAGTTAGGGATGGTCCTGAAGCGATGCAAATTGCGGTAGACATTAAAAACCAATATCACAACGATATGGATAAAGCAAGTTTACAACAGCTGGGTTCTGAGCAACTGCGGTAGAAGAAGTTTTAGTGATAATCGCTCCCTCTCTGTTCTCATACAAATCACCGATAGTAAGCAATGCAGCTTCTAGAACTGGGTAAGGCGCAGGGGTCGGAGGGGAATCGCTAATCCCTGGGATAGGTTGATTTAGAAAATTTACAATGCTCTGCTCAGCAGCCGCAATATAGACCGCTAATAGCGCATCTTCGTCATTATGATTTATTCTTAAATGACTTTTTACCTGTTTTAGGCTTACGAGGTTCGACATTTTCTTCCTTTTTCTCCTCGTATTCAACGAGTGTTTGCTCTACTTTTGATGAGGCATATTCAGCATAACCATTGCTAATCAAGCTATTAGCTACTTTACTAGAAACCATTATTTCCTTACCGTGGTAAACTCTACCTACTTCAGGGATATAAAGACCATTTTGAATAAATCTAATTTTTTTGTCAAACATAAAACCTCCAAACAAAAGGGGTGAACCGAAGCCCACCCCTCAAGATTATTAAGCAATCAAGTCACCCGCACGAACTGACGCTGGGCGCTGTGAAAGCAACGCTGCACGAGATTCTGCACGAATAGTCAACAAGTTCAACTGTACGTTATCTTCATCTTGCTCAAAGATTTCAACTGTAGTGCCTTGACGGTTTGCAACTGCATAAGCAATCTCAAAGTTACCAACAAGGAATTTACCAGCAGGAATTGCGTTAGACAAGACAACTGGTAGACCCCATAGAACACGACCAATTACACCCAAAGGATTTCCGATGATATATCTAGCATCACCCGCACCAACTTTTAGGCGCTCCAAAGCATGCCAATCAGCAGGGTTCATCATGTAGGCAGTCGCTTCATACTCAGCAGCAGCTACAAGAGCTTGTGCTTTGTTTAAGCTATCAAGACCATTGTCACCTGAAGTTGGTGTGAAAACGGTATGATTACCGCTATCCAGCATACCACTAATGTTTGGATTAGTACCGTCACCATTAACAATTTGAGCTTCTTTCTTATAGTCAACTGCATAACGCAAGCGAACATCAATATAAGAACGCAACATTGGAGCATCTTCAAGAATCTGCTTAGATGCTTTGATAAATGTCGCGATTGTACGAACATTCGTAACAATCTTTTCAAATGTCAAAACTGATTCTGGCTTTTGAGCACCCTCAGAAGTTTCTGCCGCATTGTTCGTGAACAAAAGCTCACGAGTATACTCAATCGCGTTTGATGTCGTGTTATATGATGGCAAAACATCTTCCACACGAAGGTTGCGGAAAGCACCTGGCACAATTCCTGATAAACGATCGCGCTGAACAAGAGTGTCGCTATTCTCAGCAGGTGAACCGCTTTGACCAGTAACTGTGTTAGCTTGAATATCTATTTTGAATTTATTTGTAGCACCAGAAGCGAAGCTCTTAAAGTTTTCTGAAGCGGTTACCATCTCACCCAAAGAGCGTGGAGCTGCTTTACCAGCAATCACGTTATCAGCAAGTTTTTGCTCAAGTTCAACGATTGACTGCGCTGTTGCAGAAACTTTCTCTGCAAGAGCTTCAGCTTTAGCAGCAGCAGTTTTAGCAGCTTCGCTAGTAGCGTTGAGGCTATCTTTCATTGTTGCGTTAATCGCTTTATTATCTTCTTTCATTGCTTCGATTGAAGCGTTGATTTTATTTACAATTTCAATTGGATCTGACATTTTATACCTTTCTAGTTTATTGTTAATTTTTGCAGTATCTGATTTAATACTACAGCTATGTTATCACTAGCGCTCGGCATAGAGGGTTCAACAGCAGCGCTCGGCTTGCTAGTTAAATCTTTTATCATGGCGCGTCGCTCTGAGCGAGGGCAACCATCTTTTGCTAAAGCAATGTCAATCTTGCGCAATGCAGCGCTAATCTGATCTTTTACTTCTTCTTTTTTGACCGAATCTGAGGCAAGCAATGCGGTGGCAAAACCATTCTCTATGGCATCCTCACCCATTAACCACGTCTCAGCGTCACACATCTTAACCAAATCTTTTGAAGACTTGCTAGTTGCTCTGGAATAAATAGAAATCATCGACTCATCAAACTTAGCAAGCACTTCTGAAACAGATTTCATGTCGTGCTTATTACCCACTGCAATGCTCCACGCATTGTGAATCATAATAAAGCCAGATTCCGCTATCTCAATAGTGTCCCCAGCCATTGCAATAACTGAAGCCGCTGATGCCGCCAAACCAACAATTTTAACATTTACATCACCATCATGCTCACGAAGCATATTGTAAATAGCCAAGCCTTCGAAGAAAGAGCCACCTGGAGAGTTTATATTGACCGTGACTGCCTTCCCCTCGTTTTTCCGCAAGATGGATGCCACGAGCTTCGCTGTGACTCCCTCGCCACTATAATCCTCACCGACCACAGAATAGATATTAATCGTAGCATCCTCACCAGATTTGGCAGACACCATATCTGGTTGCCATTTAGCCAAAGCAGACTGAGGTGCTTCCGCACCCAACTTACCGTATTTTTTTTCTAGCTGCACTAAATCCATATCCATAATATACCTCAAATTAATTCGCTTGGCAATTAAACAATTTCTTCTTGTGGTTTATTATCAACAGCACCGCGCTGTACATTAGGCAATTGAGATAATGGAACCATTTGTTGCTGCATATATAGCTCATCACCGCCCGCCAAAGGAGCATCGCCAAACTTTTTACGAACTTCGTTAGGAGTCTTAATTCCGCCCTGAACAGCTTCCTTCCCGCCTTTAATCTTATCACCCTCAGATGCTTCTAAAAGCGCATCAAAATCAAATCTCATCTCCATTGTTTGCTGCTCCAGAGTGGTTAGTAGCCAACACTTCATAGAATCCTCAAGCCTGCGCAAATAGGGTCTCAATCCTAATTTAAACCAGCCCAACACAATCTGCTCAATACCACTTCCCCAAGCGGTAGCTGCGTTCATATCGTTAATCAAAACAGATGGAACACCGAAAAATCTAGCGATATCCTCTACCTGAAAACGTCTTGATTGAAGCAGCTCAATATCTTGTGGCGATAATGACACTTGCTCGTACTTCATCCCAGCTTCAAGAACAAATAAACGATTCTCGTTACCTGAAGCCAAATCTGCGAAATTCTCTTTAATTTTTGCGCGCTGGTCTTTACTAATAACTTTGTCAATCATCAGCACCCCAGAAGGCTTTCCACCGTTGCTGTAAATATTTGTTACTGAAGTCTCGGCAGCTTGACCAATACCGATTGAGTTGCGTGCGTGTGCCAAAGGCGATAAGCCAATAGTCCCATTACCAAGTAGCTTATTATGCCAAATAGATTCTTGAGCATACACTTTCAAATTAGTGTCTTGATACTCATACTGCAAAGCTCCAGATTTCTGTAGCTCAACCTTCATCTGGGGAGTCATTAGCGGCACAAGAGAGATTATCTGCCCCTTTGTGTTGCGCTGGATTGCAGCATAAGAGTTCCCCAAAAGCACCAATTGATAAATCATTGTTTCAAAAAATTCTTGACGAGTCTGCCAGCGATTAACTTTGCCATTAAACAAAATTGAAAGAGGGTGCTCTCTCATAAGGGTCTTTGTACCAGTCTTGTGGTCAACCTTGTAAACATGAAGTGGTAACGATGCCACTGAATTGGTAATTAAATTCACCGCTGCCCAGACTGCGGATAACTGCAAAGCACTGTCAAGGCTAACTGCTGATGCGGCTGGTGTGCTATAAGAGGGTGTGCCGTCTTGAATACCCTCTTTACGATAACCCGCCCCAGATACCAGGGATAATAGATTTGACCAAAATGCCATAAGGATTTCTCACATTAGTGTAATTCACATACAGAATATGTTATTTTTCTAAACTTAACAAGCAATTAAACTTTTATAGGGTCAGATAGGAACTCATCTAAGTTTCCCTGCTCCTCGTGTTGCCGTTCTGCTATCCCCGCAGCCATTGCCAATGCAACGAAACCGTCAATCCTTCCAGAGGTCTTTAGCTTGTCTGGCTTGCGATTCCCCGCAGCGTCAGATGAAACCATCGTATTGTGCGCGCACATATTCAACACTGGGTTGCCACCATGATTTATTTTTCTATCCAAAAGATTAGCTTCTAAAGCCTCCAATGCTGGGGACATATCCTTAAACCCTTGCCCCCAGTCCACCAAAGGCAGAGCCTCTACGTCAACACCAAGTAGGGTAAGTTTATCTCTAAGCACATCCATTCGCCATCTATCATAAGCCAATCCTTTAAGAGCATCCAACTCAAACACTTCAGTCAGCTTGGCAGCAATATAGCTATAATCAATCGTAGCGCCTGGTGTGGCGGTGATAAACCCATTCTTGACCCAAACGTCATAAGGAGCCTTATCCTTCTTAGAACGCTCTACAAGCCCTTCCAGAGGTGTCCAGAAAAACGGATAAACATTCCAAGTGTTTTCATAGTAGCCATATAACACCAAAGCGGATAAATCGGTGCGCTTGGATAAATCTAATCCACCGTAAATTTCTGTACAATCTTCAATAGGAACTGCTGGCTTGTCGCAGCTCTGCCAAACTGAACGAGAAATAAACGGAGAATTGGTGGAAACTCTTTGGTTCAAACATAAGTTTCTAAAACTGGCTTCAGCGGATGGCATCCTGCTGGCTTGAGCGGCATTTGAGCGCAAGTCAGTAAGGCTTCTAAATTTTCCGAGCGCAGGGTTTGATAAGTACCAACTTTTTTCATCCAATAAATCTGATGCAATGGGTGTGGTATATAAGTGACAAACTATTTTTGGGTCTTTGGATTCCACAGCGTCATCAATCCAAATTGAAAGCAAATCTGAATCAGTCGCGGCTTGCGTGCTGATGACTATCAAGAGCGCATCTTCGTAAGCGCCTTGAGATGTCGTGACGGAATCAATAAAATCATTCTGCGGACCCACTACCTGACCAGTTTCATCGAGGATAGCCAAAACTGGAGAGCCACCCATGTTGGTTTTCCCCTCAGCTGAGAGCGCTCTGTAAGTTATATTCAGCGGAATACCGTAAAGGGTCTTCTTGGACGGAGTTGCTTTGCAGATTTCCGAGAGCTCTGGGGAGAGCGTCACCATCTTTACAGCATAGTTATAAACTTCAGATGCTTGTTCTTTCGACAAAGCACCAGAAACAATCCGCGAGTTCAGCTTAGCCTCAGGCCCGACAAGATGCGCGAGCGTTATCATTGCAATGGTGGCCGTTTTAGCATTTTTCCGTGCCATACTGAGAATGGCTTTCTTTGTAATGGCTGGATTGTTATAGATATCAATAATGAAATCTTTCTGGAATTGCTCTAAAACTATTTTCTGACCAATCATATCACCCTCAGGCACTCTGAGTCGGGATTCGATAAAGCGGATTACGCGCCCTGCTCTAGTGTTTGATATGTCTGACATAAATTAATGAATTGGTCTTTGGTAGCCTACTGGATATGGTATCAAGTCGTCGTCATCTATAACGCTTAAAGAAGTTTTTGCCATCGATGTCCTCAAACCTATCTCGTCTGCCAATAATTTTGTCTGCTCAGTGGTTTCCATGAAAGCGCCAACATGCAATTTTAGCAATCTGGTTGTAAGAACGTCTCTGCGGGATAATTTATCAAGAACATGATGGCAGGGATTAATTCCCGTCTTTCCGTTCTTGTGGGTGATCACGTCACCTTCCTTTCTTACTCTTTTGCTCATGCGCTCGATGTCCATTCTGATCGTAGCAAGCTCTGCGGCTTTTGTCATATCATTTCTTGTCCACGTGATGCGAGCGCGGGAGTTTATTATATCCCGCCAAAAAGGCATCGCCTCCTTAGGGATAGGGAAGTGAGCAGGGGGCATCAGCTCGGGTTGGGATATAGAGGCTAGCGTAGCCGCTATTGCCTTGGCAGTGCCTCTACGTGGCTTCTGTATCTTTCTAGGTTTTTTTGTTGCCATCCGCAGATTGTAATCTGTAAATCCATAAAGAGCAAGAAAAAAACA